CGCATACGGTGTCGCTGCGACGATATCGACTTATGTCGTTATCGTTCGCCCATCTAACACGGCGATCACAGCCGCGATCTGCATCGAGGAGGTTAATCGACTTGTCGATTTCCTTATCGAAGGCGGATCGAATGCGAATGTGACCGCTATCCTTAACAACGAGGTTTAACTCGTTGTGGGATAAATAGCGGCTCTTCATCACTGTTAGGTGACTGTTGAGTGATTGTATCATGGTAGTCGCAATAGGGATGCTTCTCGGAGGTTTTCCAATGTTAATTGGTGGCCTGAAAAGCCTTCTTCCTTTTTGGAAGAACCTAGCGTCTAACCATCGCTATAAGCCTTTCGTTCATGAAGCGGATCTCCGCTATTTTGAACGAAGGTTTGTCAATGAGGGCTTGACGTTCATTACCGAGACTTTGCCTCTTATAGGTAAAGCCTTAGATAGCTTCCATTCCACATCGGTTTGGACTTGTCCTCCCAATTTTGGGATAACAAGAATCATCGAAGATGTGGACCCCGCCGAAGGGTTAATCCCCTTCGTCTACGAGGTTCCACTTTTCTTAGGTGATGCTATCGAAGCGGCCTTGAACGGCGACTCTTTAGCCGTAGATTGCGTACGTCAATTGACGTACGTTTTCTATAAACTGGAGGTTGATTATGGTGCAGAGAAGGTGGAGCGATTCCTTATCAATTTTCGAAAGATTGATCAGGATTTGCTATCTGTGTTTGATAGTTCTCACTCTTTTCGTGACGAACTATTGGAACAGATGGGATACCTTATTCGGAGAATCCTATGTAATGTGGATCCTCTTGATATTGTTCCCAGTCACGGCGGCGGTGCAACCGCTTGCCGAACTCCTAACTGGAAAAAACATCATCGAGCTCTCGTATATTATGAGAAACTTGATGCTGTCTATCCATACTCTGACTATTTCTTTTACAATCCTACTCATCTTGCTGATGAGTATGAGAGGCTGAGAGATAGTAAACCACAGTCAGTCCCACAAGCACGAGTTTGCCTCGTGCCAAAGGACTCTCGTGGGCCTAGAGTAATTTCATGTGAACCTGCTGAGATGATGTTCATCCAGCAGGGGATCATGCGATTGCTCTATCAAACCCTCGAGACCCACAAACTCACCTCTGGTCAAATTAATTTTCTTGACCAGACTGTTAATCGATCTTTGGCCCTGGCTGGTTCAAAAGACCAGTCCTTGGCCACTCTCGATTTGTCAGATGCTAGCGATCGTGTTTCCCTTGAATTAGTTCGCCGAGTTTTCCCGGCTCGCTGGTTCAAGGCCCTTGAAGCTTGTCGCTCCGAGGAGACGATGCTACCTAATGGTGAGGTTGTAAAGCTTAACAAGTTTGCCCCTATGGGCAGTTCTTGTTGCTTTCCAGTTGAAGCGCTTTGCTTTTGGGCATGTGCGCAGGCAGCACAACGTATATTAGGGAGGCTTAGATACCCTCCTAAAGTATACGTCTACGGCGACGATATCGTTTGCGACGTCAATTCTTTTGACGCAATAACGAGAGGACTCGAATCCATTGGCCTTAAGGTCAATGTCAATAAGTCCTATTGGAGAGGTCCTTTCCGTGAATCTTGTGGTGGTGATTACCATAATGGTATGGATGTCACTCCCATAAGAGTAAGGAAATTCTTCTCTAAGTCGCGTACCTCTATCGTGACAAACTCAGACTTATGTAATCTTTTGATTACTAAGTTTGGATATGACGATGCCGCTTCTTTAGTCTCAATCATTGAGACTGAAGGTGGCTACTCATATCCGAGGAGCGAGTTGTTGCTTCCAGCAACCATTCGTATTGCTCCTCGTGCTTGTAATGAGGCATTCTTTCGTCGGAGATTTAATAAAAATCTTCAACGATATGAATATCGCATCCTTG